GTATGAGCCCTCAAGGGATCCGTAGAGATTGTTTCCATTTATTGAATCAACTTTTACAACGCCGTTAAGTGATAAAAATTTAAAAAGATCGTCTTGGTCGGCATAGCAATCGCTATTGTATTCACCTTTTGGCATTGATATAATTTTACCTTTATCAGGCATAACTACAATATGCATAGAATGGTGATCTTGTATCATTAAATTGCCATCAAGGGTTCTTCTAACAGAAAGATTTATTTTTTTAACATCTTTGTTTTTAATTGTTAGTTCAAAACTCTCTGGGCTTTTTTCTTGTACTTTTAATTCTACGGGCATTTTATTTTTGTACCTCGGAAACAAATTCCTGTATGAGCATTATTTTTTTAATTAGTTCTTCATTTATTGTTTCTATTTTTGTTGATAATACTGTTTCATACATTTTTTTAACTTTGTTGCCGATTTCTACATTTTCTTTTAAAATTTCATTTTCAGAAGCGTTTTTTATTATGTTTTTTAAACGAGCAACTTCTTCGTTTAAATAGATTTTTAAATCTATATCATCTTCGTTGTGGCGTATATATCGTGATAATAGTTCTTTTTGTTCTTCTAATAATGCAGATGAATAAGTTTTATTAAATCTATCAACAAATCTATCAAGAACACTTTTGCTGTTTGAAGAAGTTAAGCTATTTGGTATTTCTGTTTGTTTAACTGGTTCGCTTGTAATAAATTCAATAACTTCTTGCTCTAAAAGGATTCTCTTTTTTGGTTCTAAGCCTTTTGAAAATATCTGTGATAGTGATGCAAGCGTCTTATAATTTGATACGTGATTAGTATAAATTTGCGATCCAAGCATTTTGTTCATTTTAGCTATTAGTTTGCTTTGCTCATTAAAGATATCTGATTCGCTTAGAGTATCGTGATCTTCTTTAACTTGATTTAATAGCTTCTCGGCGTGTTGTTTAGGAAATTGTTTTGTTTCATAAACTTGCTTGTAAAGCGTTAATTCGCGATCAAGCACACTATTTTTACGAAAGTGCTCTTTGATTAAACTAGTAACAATTTTTTGTTTGTTTTTATCGCCATAAACAGCCGCCTTTGTTAATTCTTTAACAAGAGCTTCGAATAAAAATGCAGTATTACGCTTTTTATTATGCTTAAGTTTTGGTTTTTCTAAGTGTTGCATCCATGTTCTCCAAGTTGTTTAATAGATTTTTAATGTCGCTATTAACTTCATGCAATTTATCTTCGTTCTCGTCACTATATTTTATATTTTCGGATAATTTTGCTAATTGTGTTAAGTTATCATATCCAGGAAACATTGTTCTACTTGTGGCGCCAAGCCCTGCTTCTGGGATGGCGGTTGAGTTCATCGCATGCTTGCGTCCTTTTGCATCACGACGATCAACTGCTACAGGTGTATAACCATTATCTCTACGTTTAGCTGGCGGTAATTGACCAACTGGTAGAGGTCCTTCTGGTGCTGCTCCACCACCAGCTTCAGGTGTTCCGCCGCCTGCTTCTGGTGGGCTTTCCGGTGGTGCTTCTCCGCCGCCGCCTAAATCCGGCATTCCGCCACCGGGTTCGGGTTCACCACCTTCGGCTTGACCAGCGCTTTCAAGCATATTTTCAAACAGCTTGTCGGCATATAGCTCACGTTGAATCCTGCGATAATCTTGCTCAGAAAGATTAAATATATTTTCTGCAATCCATCTCTTTGAGAAAAACCCTTCTTTTGCCTGACTTGCGACATCAAATTTGGTTTTCCAGTGTTCTAATTCTTGAAGTTCAGATATCTTTGATGGATTATTTAATGATAATTTAAAGTTCAATAAGTCTTCGTTACGGTAGCCAAGTGTAAAAAGATGCACTCTTGCAATATCTTCCAATTGTGCAACAACAACTCTTTGAATTCTTTGAATGGTTCCAGCAAAATGAACATCTTTTTGAGCTAGGGTTGTTTTATCCTCTTTGGCTTTATCGTCGCTTGTTAGATAAGCTTGAGGGATTTTAATAGCAGAAAACAATTTATCTCTTAAATACTTAACATCTTCTATAGCGCTTGTAAAATTAGCACCGGCCAGAGTATCTATTTTTGTATTTGTTTGACCACGTACAGGAATATAGTAATCCTCATCTATACTCATAGGATTATATCTAAGATCTACACGACCAGTTGATGGATCAACGATCATATTACGCTTCATTTGATTTTGAATACGCAACATAAATTGCTCTACATCATCAGGAGCGATATTTCCAACATCAATATAGAAAACGCGACGATCTGGTGCACGAACAATGCGATATGCCATCATGGCATCTTCGAGCAAGCAATTATGTGATACTATACCATTAACAATAAAATTATGAAGCTCATTTTCTACCTGTATATCATACGTTTCTTCGTTTTCTTTATCCAATGAGTAAGATAATACTTTTTCATGATAATATTTATCATTCCAAGAGTCTCTATTCATGTTTAAATACATGCGATAAGAATCGTATCTGTGAATACCAAAGCTGTCTATTCTTTCTGGTTTATCTAATATTATTTCATTACATGGTATGCCACAGGAATAGGCTGTGGCTTGCATACCCTCCAACAAAGCGTAACTTATTGATTGCACTCTACCGTCTTTTTTACCGCCATCTGCGTCAAAATATCCTTGTATAAACTCTCTACGGTTCTCCAAAGACATACCATAAACCCACTGTGGTACTTCTTTGTTAATAGCACCGGTTTTAAATCCAAGATTTTCTAATACATCTTTAAATTCTATAGAAAATACATTGTATTGTCCTCCACTTATTCCTTTTTTTGCGGGAGTGTACGATGCTGCACAGTTACTATATTTTTCTAATAAATTTTTATAATAGCCATTAAGTTGCTCATCCACTCCAGTAGCAAAACCAATTTTATTACTATCAATCCAGCCATCACCAAGCATAAAGCCAAATAATTTTATAAATTCTTTATCTACATTAAAAAATAAATTATTTGTTATTGTTTTCTTTGGACTATCTTTTCTGTATATTTCCACAAGAGAAGGATGAATGATAAATTTATCTTTTAATAATAAATAATCATTGTAAGGAATGCGTTTTTTACCATTTAAAAACGCATGAATGTTTTTTGTAGAATATTCACAATTACATGATTCTATTTGAGACATAATATTTTTAGAATCATAATTTGTTTTTTCTTTCAACATAACAGAATAATTTTCTTTATTTAATTCTATTTGTAAACTATCAGAACCTTCATTGATCACAGGTAAAACAAGAGAATCAATGCCAACTAAAATATCTTTAGCTTCTTTGTAGTTATAACCATTTTTGTTAAATACAAGTAAACGATGATTATCTGTCACTGACACTTTTCTGTGGTTTGTTTTTACAAGATACACATCTTGTTTGCCCATAAATTTCTGTACAATAACTTTTGTTTTAATATGTTTACCAGTTTCGGCATTCCACGAATATACAAAATCTCCAGATTTAATATCTTCGATATTTTTTGGACCCTCTATAGTTAATATTTTTTCTCCTTTCGCTACACAAAGCTGTCTCCATATACGTCTAGCTGGCTCTAAGATTGATGTACCATATGGTGCATATTTATCTTGTCCTAATATACGAAAATGTGCTATTTGCCATTGTTCAAATGTTAGACCACCACTATTCCACTGAAATTGTACATATGCAGGGTTTGTTTTATCTTGACCTTCAAGACGTTCCACTTCGGGAGATGGTAAACAGATAGTGTTTTTAACACCTAGTTCTGGGTCTACATCTAGATAAAGAAACATATCACCGAATTTGCATAGCGTCCTGCACCAGCCAAAAAGATTAAATTCAATATTTAAAACATCATAAAAAAGGCTATCAAGAATAGATCTAATTTCTTGATTAGATGTTTTAATATTTAACATCTTTGTAATGGAGCTATGAGTAGTTATCGCATCGGCATATAGATCCATTGCGCTACTAATCTCAGGTGAAAATTCCATTTGATCAAAATCTGCGTATCTTTCCGAGCGTGTTTGGCTTGCTAATACGTTAGCTTGTATAGCTTCAAATGGATTGTATGATGTTTTTTGAAATTGTTTACCGCTGGCGGAATTAAAATTAAATTTATTAAGATCACGGCGACGAAATCTTAATTGTGCTTGTTGTTTAAAACTAACAATAGGACCAGAAAAAAGTCTAGTTAGGCTTTTAAATAATTGAGAATCACTATTTTTAGGATTCTTTCTACGATCTGCCATTTTTTATCCTTTGATTATCCATGCAAATTCTTTGTACATGGATTTATTGTTATCTTCGGCTATTTGTTTGTAATTATTCATACCTTTTATAGACGTGTTTATGTGAGAACTTGTCTTAGATATGCAATTCAAAATAGCCATGTTTAATTGTACATCCTTTTGACCAGTAATTACAGCAGTATCTCTTACCCAGCATGCAATTGCCATAGCCATAACAAGATCGTCATTATAGCCCTTTTGTGCCTCTGGTCTTCCGTGTATCCAGATGAATCGCTCAAGCTCTCTTATTAGTCTGCCTGAGTTTATTTTCAGCGATCTGTTCCGTATAAATTCATCTAATTTAGCGATTATTAATGGTCTTGATTTAGCAGAGGTATTAAAACCAGGAATAACGTTGCTATTGCCGATAGCAGCAATTGGATTTACGTACTCATGAGTTGATTTATTAGAAAAGTAAATATTTTTATATTGCATATCTACTAATCGTTGAGCAACTGTAAATCCTATGTTGTTATTTTCTACAACTATCATTGCGTTGCCGTATTCAACCCCGGTATTATATAAAAGAGTTGTAAATTGATCCATTTCAACACGGCCTTGATATTCAGCCACTTGTTCCATTGTGCTTACATTTATAACATGAAATACCGAATAGTCTGTACCGTCACCTCTTGCGATATCTGCGCTTAAAATATACTTTCCTTGAGCATTGTAAGGTTTCCAAACATGGTAATTTCTATCCTGCCAGCTTTTTTTAGTTGGTTCGCTCACGTGCTTTCTTAAATATTCTAAATCATCTGGGTCTATTACCGTTTCGCCCGATGCAAGGAAACTTACAAGATATTCTTGTGCAATTTCACGTTTTGATAAGTTCTTTGTTTCGTTTTCAAACCACTCATCGTCATGTTCTGGGTGGACATTCCACGGTAATGAGGTTGGAACGAAGCCATTTTGACCATTTAGGGCGTCATCAAATGTCTTATGAAACCAATTTCCTATACCGGATGGTGAGGAGAGCGCAATACAGCCACCACCAGCGGTCAAGGTTGGATAAATAGCAGTCCATATCTCATCCATGTTTTCGACGTGTGCTGCTTCGTCTACAACCAGCAACGATACAGCCTCAGAACGACCAGCGTCTGGTGATGTTGGTATTGCTTTAACCATTGAGCCATTGCTTAATTCAAATGAATTTTTATTATCAATGGTTACTTTAGCTATCTTAAGCCAAGTTGGTACGTTGGCTATGATATATTTAACCTTTTTAACCATATTGCTTGCAGTGGCATATTTTGTAGCCATAACAAGAATATTTTTATCACGATAAAATAACAACATCCAAGCAATATAGCCCGCAACTATGGTCGATATACCAAGCTGGCGGGCTTTTGCTATAACATTAAAACGATGATCTCTGAATTTATTTAATAAATCGTCTTGAAAAGGATATGTGTTGAATGGAATATTTCCGCGCTGTGGATGTGTAATTTTTGCATAATTACGGAGAAAATATACGGGATTTTTACCGCATTTTAATATTTCTTTTTTCATTTCCTCCGTAGTTAATTTCACAGACATTCAGCATCTCTTTTATTTTGATTTTTCAACTTTACGCTTATCGTTTTTTGGCTTTAGTTTGCCTTTTTCTAACTTTTTGTAATAAGCATCCATTTCTTCTAGCTTGTCAGTGCACGATTTACAACCAACTATACCGATTTTATCTTTTAAATTAAGAACTTCAAATGGCATAACAGCTTTTATGATAGCTTTCATGCGGTTTGAGCTTTCAACAAGAATCTTAATCTCACCAGCTTCCTTTAATCTTAACGATGAACCTGTATGTTTCTCAAATTCTTTCTGAATATGGCGCTTGATATCTTCTATGCGACGTTCGATCTCTCTTTCAAATCTTTTATTGTGTAAATTTGAAATTGGTTCATGGCTACTATAGCGAATCATAAGTAGACCACCGTGCATTGAAACACCAAAGCCGTCCATAACTTTTTGATCTAGGATTGGTTGCTCTTCACGCTTTAGACCAATTTCGATAAGCTTACCGTTTTCATCAGTAGCTCCGTGATGTACGTTGTGGATTGCTTCTGATATGCCTCTTACGACTTCGTATATTGAAAGTGCCATTTATTTTTGCTCCGTTTTAGCTGGGCGCCAGCCATCCTTCCATCTTTCTTCTCTGTCTTCTATGTATTTTAGATAACATTTATGACAAGTTTCATACTTAGAAAAATAAACATCATCGTCACGATTAAAAGAGTATGTGTCGCAATACTCACATTTTCTCTTAGAATTACTATTAATTAGTTTCTTTGGTATTAAAATCCCATCTAAATAGGTATTCTCGTTTCTACTGTCAACTTCTGCTTCTTGCTTGTATTTTTCTTTTATTTGGTTTAGATAAGTTTGTTCTTTGTCTTCGTTCCAACCACTACGTGGATTGATGGTCGATATCTCACCATATTTTTCAGCCATTGCTTTTTCAACTGCTGCAATGTAATTTAAATCACGCTTCACCAGTACCTCTCTTTTGTAGTTTACCGTCTTTTACGTAATATTTACTGGGTTTATTATTAACTAATAAAGTATCATCTTCTGCTAAATCAAACTCTACATTACCTTTCCATGTTCGTTCAAGTGCTCTGATAAGAGCAGACATAATTTTATCATCTACAGATATTTTATTAGATAATTTTTCAGTAAATGTAACGTTGATTGGAGAGGTATGCATATCTGCTTGTTCTGGTTCTTGATTTCCCTCTTCGTTGCCCTGAGTTTGAGCAACGGGTTCTGTCTCGGTAGCCGCACCAGAAACATCAGCGGTTGGTTCTGTCGGAGGCTGAACCGGTTGATCTACTGGCGTTGAGCTTTGTTGTTGAGCAGCCGTACCGCTACCAAAAGCAGCATCTTTAAATACAATCTTAGAACCCTGTAGACCACCACCCCAGCTTTTTATATCGTCTATAACCTTCCCCACTGCCTCTGATGATAGCCCGACACCCTGTAAAAACGAATAAAGATCTGTAGCTGGGGCAGATTGTACTGGCGCTGGGGCTGTCTGTTGTTCTCCATCAGCCTCGCTTATCATTTCTGTCACTGGTGTTCCAAATGGATAATATCTACCATTGTATAATTTAAAGTTAATTTTATTCATTTTATACTCCAGCCTCTGATGGCGCTTGAAATTCTGGTGGTTGGCTGGCATCTGGGTCTATAGCATTCATAACAAATTCGCTGAATTGTTTATACGCCTCGTCGCTATTTAATTTACCAGCTAGCTCTGTATTTTTTGATATAACAGAATTCCACAATCCATCGGGGCGAGTTTTATCGCTTACAAGAACAACATAATCTAATCTAGCAGTTTGTTTATAGACTGAAACAAGATCTTTTAGGGCTGTTTTTAATCCGTTTGCAACTTCTGGATTATCACTGTTTTCTTTTATCGCTTTATTTATTACTTTGGCTACTATTCTAAGACGTTCGGCCATAAGTTTACTTGGTTTCTTTGAAAGTTTAGATGATTTTTGTGGATCTTTAGCAATTTCTTGTAGTTTATCGCTAAGATTCTTCATTTGCTTCTTTTGTTCATTCCATTCCACTTCAAAACTGTCTCGGCGGTCTTTTGGCATGCGGCTAGTAGCGTCTGATACCTGACTATCCGCCTTGTTTAATTTACCACCTAAAGCCTCTATAATTGGTGCAAGAGCTTTTTCTGAGAATCCTGCTAACGCTGCTTTTAAAAAAGTTCCTAGTAGAAATCCAGCGATGGTAACAGCACTGCCTGTAACTCCTAAAACTCCTTCGTTTAATCTAGCTGGGCTTTTAGTTTTAATCTTTATCTTCATACCTATCTTCCTGTGGTGATAATTTATTTTATATAATTAGTAGTATAATAAACTATAGTAAAAGTTAAAGCCGTACCAGCTATAAAAGAACCTAACATTAATAATTTATCTATTGCTATTCTTCTATCTAGTTTCTTTAGTAGTTGCTCTTTATTTTCTATTATTTCATCTTTACTTTGAACAGTATCAGCTAATAGTTTAGCGTTTATTCTAGTTTCTGAAGCTGATAGATCCATTAATTTCTGCATATCTATATCTTTTAGTATTAACTTATTATCACATTCTAGCTTTAGCTTCTTATTCTCTTCTTCAGTACTAATATATATCTTAACTAATGCTTCAGGAGTAAAGAGAAATCCTTCAAAAGGGACTGGTTCACCTACAGTAACATGTTGAAATACTTCTTTTTTATCTTCGGCAATACCAGTTTGTCCCGCTAACATTATTAGCAGGAATAAAGCAACAGCTTTCTTCAGAAACATATCAGTCCCTCTTATTTGTTAAGCCGAACCTTTCTTCGATGATTTTCGAGAATTCTTCTGGTTTTTCTTTTGCGAGCTTTTCAAGTTCTCTTTTTTGCTCTTCTGTTTGGTTTTTGAGGTCTTGGACTTTTTTTTTAGATCCTCGGCAGCTTTTTTCTTTTTCTCATCTGCCGCTTTATTGATCCTAGCTTCCTCTTTAAGTTTGCGGACTTCTGCTTTGGCTTTTAGCGCTTCTTCTTTGGCTTTTCCTTTAACATCTGAGACACTTGACGTGTCGATGCCTCGCCTTATCAAGAAAAAGCCAGCTATAAAAAGCCCTATACCAATAAATACTTTTTTAATTGTTTCCCATACTTTGATCATTTTTTGCTCCACGCCATTTAATGGCGATATCTGCTATACCTTCAATTCCTACATACCCTAGGGAGATAGCTGTCCATTCATCAGGGGTAAGTTTATTAAACGCTAACATAACAGTTGACACTACCCACACCAGCAATTTTCTAGATATTGCTTTTTCTGTTACTATATCGAGTATACCACGATCATTGCTTTTTTCTTTCATTTCTTCTGCCACTTCAGCCTTGATGGTTTCTTTCATATCATCAATAATACCCAAAATTAAGCCCTCTATTGGTTAACGTATGCAAAATCTCCTTTACGTTCAATTACGATCTGCATATCAACAGCGTCTTTTAGCACATCTAAGTGCGAAATAAGAATAACTGTTTTAAAGTACGACTTAATTAGGTCCAAGATACGAATAAATCCAGATAAATTCTCTGCGTCAAGGCTAGTGCCTGGCTCGTCCAGTATTAAAAATTGTGATTTTGGTAAACTTGTTACTTGTAAAAACGCTAATCGTATAGCTATCGATGATAGTGATTTCTCCGCTCCGCTGCCCATCTCTAGTGGTCTTGGTTCGTGCTTAGGATGTTTGATCATTATATCAAGTTTATCGTCATCATTCAATAGAAATACTTCAAAATCTACAACATTTGCTAATATTTTATTAATTTCTTCGTTTATGACTGGTAATTTATTTTTTATAACTTGATATGAGATCCCATTTGGATGCATACACTTCAAGAAGAGATCGTATACACCAAACTCAGACCTTTTTTCAGACAATTCTTGTTTCTGCTCTTCTAAAGTTTCTAGTTTGGAAATACAATAACCACTTTCTCTATATTGATTTGTTATGTTTTGTTGTAACGCTGCTATTTTTGATTCTAGGTCTTGAACCGTTGATTTTAGTAGTTTTTCCTGATCAGAAAGGCCGCCTAGTAAACCAGCATCAGCGTTGTTGCTATAAGAGTTTAGTTCATCAATTGATTTTTGTAGTAATTCTTTTGCTGTTTCTAACTTGTATGACCATTTCTCAGCATTTGAGTTAGCTTCGCTAAGTTCAGATTCTAATTTTTGTTTGATAGCAAGAGCGTTTTCATACTTCTTGATTTCTCTTACAACACCAGAAACATCTAAAGAGTCTTGTTCTTTATTTAGTTTCTCTATACTCGTATTAAGCTTGATTAATTTTTTATCATGAGAAGGCTTCTTGTCGTTTGCTTTGTTGGCATTAGATATAAATTTACAATCTGGGTATTGCGTGCCACATGGAATACCATCTAGAATCTTTATTTGATTGTTTAATACCGTGTTTTCTTGTTTTAGTAATGCCTGATCGTTTTTTAATTGATCTATTGATTTATTGTTGGCGTCAATTTTTGATTTTTTGTCTAATAATTGTTGTATATCTACTGCTAAATCATCAGAAAGTTTCCCTATCTCTGATGAGATGTGTTTGATTTTATCAGATGTTTCACTGATGCGTGAGTTTAATATAGTAACAGCTTCACTATATGATTCTTTTGATTTGACAAGTTGGGAAAGCTTGTCATTATCGCGCTCAATTAATTTAATTTGAGTTTGTATGGAAAATAGTTCTTCTCTTTTAGTTTTCAACTCTGAGTTGAGAACGGCTAAACCATTTTTTGAAATTTCAATGTTATCTTCTGCTGTTGAAATGAGTAATTTTGTTTCTTTTATTTCTTTATCGTAATCAACACTTTCTAGTTTTTTTAGTATGGCTTTTGTTGCTGATATTTCGCTTTTGGCGGCCTTAAATTTAGCTTCAAATAGATCAAGGTCAAGAAACTTAGCAAGTATAGCTTTGCGGTTTGTAGAGCCCTCTGCAATGAAGGATTGTGCTGAGAATTGCGTGGCAAACCCAGTCAGCATAAAATCATCAACAGAACCTAGATATTTACGTATTGTTTTGTCTGTATCATTGCGATCAATGCCATCTAGTGATGATTGATCACTCATACAGAACTTAACATCTGTTTTTGCTTCAACTATCTCCATACCTTTACTTTTTTTTGTATACTTCTCGGATGTTCTTTCAATAACATATTCATTACCATCTATTTCGAGAATAGCGCGGCCACGACCTTTTTCTCTGTTTTGATTTATGATGTTTAAATTTTTACGGTTGTTTTTAGAAGTTGTATTAAAAAGAGTATACAGCAAAGCATCCATGCTTGACGATTTTCCAGAAAAGTTCTTTCCGTGAATGCCAACAACTCCATTTAGCTTAGTAAAATCTATACAATTATCTTCACCGTAATTAAAAAGATTATCCCACTCTAATGATTTTAACTTCCAATTAATATTTCTTCCCACTTCTTCACTTGATTCAACTTGTGAGTTTAATCTTCTGTTTAATTCATACACACGCTCCAACATGGCTGGATCTGCGTTGTATTGTTTAAGATATTCAGCAATAAGCTCTTCTTGAACTGATATATCACGTAAATTCATAGCGCGTGATAAATTGCTTACTTTTGCTAAATTTTCTTTATTAGTAAGTGCCTTGCTAACAAATGTAACGCTTTCTGGCCTGTATTTGCTCTTAACTGCGTCTAGTGCGTTTTTAACACGATCAGCAGTTAGGTTATAAAATGTTTGTAGGCGAATACGACTTTGTGGTGGCAGCTTACGCCATTCCTCAAAGCGTCCTTCGTTATCTAAATCAAGTGTTATAAAAGGTTTTGGACAAGCAAATAGATGCTCAGTTACGATAAAATTATTTTTATCTTTTATATCCCAAATAAGAATACCTTTGTTTATATCCTCAGCGAAGTTTTGTTGTATTGTTGATCCTGCATATCTTACACGACCTTCATCGTCTACTTTTTGATTGCTTATATGAATATCACCAAGTAAAGCGTAATCATAATTTTTAAAAATAGAAACATCACAATCGCCGTGACTTATTATATAACCTGAATCAGTAACAACACCACTTATCGAACCATGATATAGTGCAATATTAATCTTTGTTGGATCCGAAACTTGTGGATAATTGTCTGGGTCAAGCATTGAAAATGCACCAAACGTAACATCCTCAAAGTTGTACTCTCCACTATTGCGGAAATAATGAATACGATCACTCTTAATAGCTTCAATTATAGGTGTTATTGAATCTAAACGTTTTGTAGATTTTAAACTGAGGTCGTGGTTCCCACAGATCATATAAACAGGCGCTATATCAGCTAGGTTTCTTAAAAATTCTACAGCTAGCGAAACACATTCTGGCGTTAGCTGTAACTTTGAATGAAATAGATCACCAGTGTGAACAATGTGTGTAACTTGTTGCTTACGTGCAAGATCGTATATTTGTTGAAATACTTCTCTGTATTCATCGTGACGCTTGTTTAATAGTACGTGGGTGTCTGACACATGCAGTATTTTGGGCATCCAAACCTCATATAATAAAAAAGCCCCGATTTCTCAGGGCTTAGTATAGCACTTGATTATAAAAAGTTCAACTATCTTTACTTCTGTTGTTCGACAGGTAGAGTTTGTTCTATTTGTTTAAATAAATCTTTAAGCATGCCGCGTGCACCTGATGCGACAACTGGATTGCTATTTTTAGCAATTTCTAAAGCTTGTTTAATTGCATCCATGATATTATCTTCGTTTGGAACAGGGGGATTTTGTGCATCGACTTTGTTAGCCCAATCAGTGTATTCTGCTCCTGCTGATGGATCGTTCGTTCTAGGATCCTCTGCTCCAGCAGCCTGTGGAACAGGATCAGCTTCTTTCAGCTTTTTCTTTTTACGACCTTCTACTAAATTTGATTCTTCGATTGTTTCGATAATAAGTTTACGAATAACATCGGTTGATAGTTTTTTCATATAATTTCCTCAAATTGATAAAATTTTATCTAACAATAAATAGTCGGTATTTTTAATAAGAGTTGCGTTTTTCTTGCGATTAGCAAATTCATCCTTGCTCATTTCACCTACATCTTTATATGGTTTTATATTTATTCTATAAACCTCTATATCGTACTTTAATAAAGATTCAATCAATTTATATTCTTTACTCTCTGCGTCTGGGTCTAATGCCATATAAATAGCTGGGTCATTTTTAATGATTTGTTGAAATAATTTTGAATTTTCTCTAAGTGTTGATCCTAAAAGCGGAATAGAATTATTTATTTTTATTGCGTCAAATACACCTTCGGTTAATACAACATCAGAATCCCAATCTATCATCAATTCATTAAAAATAATGTCTTTGCTCTCTGGTGGGTTCATGTATTTGCGCCAATTGCGATCATATGATCTAGCTATGTAATAATTTACTTTGCCATCCATATTAAAGCTTGGTACAATAATACGGCCTTCGTATCGACCACTGCTACAATATCCTATTTTCCACCTTAAAATATCACTT